TCAGACATCTACAAGGTCTATTGGGACGGCAAACTTACCACCGAAGAGAAAGAGTGGACTAAGGACATTAAGAAGCTCTACAACTTTGAGGTCAACTCAAGACAAATGGCTTGGTGGAGATGGAAGATGCTCGAAGGTATCAAAGATGAGAGCTTGATGTACCAAGAGTTTCCACCTACTGAGGACTATGCCTTTGTGATGACCGGCACTAGCTTCTTCTCAATAGCCCGTTGTACTGATGCAGCCAAGATTTCTAAGAAGCTATCCTTTGATAACTACCGCTATGTCTTTGGCGCTAACTTTCAAGACACCCAAGTAGTCAAGTCTACTGAGCGCCTGTCTACCCTAAAGGTATGGGAAGAGCCTGTGGATACCGCCTACTACGTCATTGGTGCTGACCCTGCTTATGGGTCAAGCGACTGGGCTGACCGCTTCTGTATCCAAGTCTATCGTTGCTACTCGGACGGTATGGAGCAAGTAGCTGCCTTTGCTACCTCTGAACTCAACACCTATCAGTTTGCTTGGGTGATTGCCCACCTTGCTGGCGCATACAAGAACTCAACCTTAAACCTTGAGGTCAATGGACCGGGACAAGCAGTTATTAACGAACTCAAGAACCTGAAACGCCAAGCGGCTGCTATGGCTGGAGAAATGGGCAGACACCTTATGGATGTCTACGGCTCAATGTCCAACTACATCTGGCGCAGAAATGACACGATGGGGGGAATCTCTAACTCTATTGGCTGGCTAACGACAACCCAGACCAAAGAACGCATGATGACCTACATGAAGGATTACTTTGAGCGAGGAATGATGGCGGTCTACGACATGGAAACCCTAGAAGAGATGAAGACCATTACCCGTGAGGGCGGAGGAATATCCGCTTCAGGGCGCAACAAGGACGATAGAGTTATAGCCTCTGCTCTGGCGGCTGCTGCCTATGCTGAACAACTACAACCTCGCTTGACCGCTATGAGAATCAGCCGTGTTGTCTCTCGCGCCATTGAAGACAAGACCCCTGAAGAGGTGGCTGTCGGTCGCAATGTATCTGACTACTTGAAGAGAATTGGTGTCTATGGACCATAACAATCTCACAATAGTTTCTGTCTACGGTCACAACGATGGGGCAAGCGCTATCCCCTCCATACAGAAGTCTGTACGAGAGCTGCCCGGTTCACAAGGGATGCTCTTGTCTATTCAGAAGCCTGAGAACTTACCTGATGACATTATTTGGCACAGAATAGGCAACCTTGACTACCTGATGTATTCGGTCTTTATCATGCACAGCCTGTATGCGTTCATTGATACAGATTATTGCTTGATTGTCCAAGACGATAGTTGGGTGCTAAACGGGGCTAATTTCAAGCCTGAATACTACGAATATGACTATATCGGTGGAGTCTCACACGCTGCAATGATAGGCAACCAGTTAGTTCTACAAGGCGGATGGTATGACAAATTTCCACGAACTCTTGTCCAAAACGGGGGCTTTAGCCTGAGAAGCAAGCGTTTTCTTGAAGCGCCAAACCGCTACGGCATTGTCCACAGCCATGCCCAAGACATTCATCTCTGGAATGAAGACGTACAACTGTCTTGCCTGAAAAGGCACACCTTTGCTGAACTAGGTATGAAGTACGCCTCTGAGAAAACTATAAGAGACTTCTCCCTAGAGAACGTCATTCCCACATTCCATGATGACTTTGACTTCCACCAACTCCTTGGTAGTCATTCAACTTCTCGCAAACTTGTTTCAGATACGCACATACTGGTAAACCCTATATGCGTCACCTCACATAGAGAGCCAGACTTTCTATCCTTCTTGCAATCCATTGGATACACCATAGAGTATGTTGCCAGTAACCATACCCAAGCGTGAATTGTTGCGCGTGATTAAACGCTTAGTCAAAGACCAAAATAGAGGCATCTCTATCAATCTCTTTGCCGAGCTGTGTGGTGTTGACAAAGACCATTTGCTTGATGTATTTTTCTATCGCATCCGACCTCTGACCGAATATATGCAGATACGGGTGAGTAAAGGTTACAACTCATGGCTAAAAGGCGAAGTAGCCGTCATGCAAAACAGAGACAAAACACGGTTTGTGGAATACAGACGCGAACCAAAGCCCCGACTAGCCCGTACAACGGGGCTACACCTAGTCAATGGGGAAATAAAGATTAAGGTAGGGGTGAGTAATCGCGGGGATTATTCAGGTCAGACCTTAGATGAAGCACTTAAAAGGGGATAACTATGGCTGTGCTAAAAGACTATAAATGCGACAAACACGGGTACTTTGAGAGCTTTGAGGCTAAATGCCCAATGAAGAGCTGCTCAGAGGAAGTCTATGTTGTCTTCTTGCAAGCTCCGGGACTTATCTCGGATACCACCAAGAGGAACGACAAAAACGTCAAACAACTAGCTATGGAGTTTGACATGACCGACATTAAGTCTACCCGTGAGGGAGAAAACCAAGGGGGCTTCTTTACTCGTAAGAACAAAACATCTAAGCGCCAGCTTGAGAAAGAAGCTAAGATTGCCGCAGAACGTCCAAGAGAGCCACAACCAAGAGACTCTGCTATTTGGGGTGGCGGTGGAGGCGTAGATATGAAGTCTGCTCTATCTGGAAGATTCAATCGTCCAGTTGGTCCTCAACTTGGAAAAGAAACAGAAGTGGTATCGGTAATGCCTAACTCTATGGGAAATTTGACTGGACCTAAGATGGCTAGTTATACTGCCGACCATGAAAACCTAAGTCTGAAAAAATAATGCGGATTCCATCCAACGACCTTCTTAGAGAACAGTTCTACCGTGACTTGGTTGAAAAGTGCATGGTGTCCCTACAAGAGCGAAAAAGTGATTACAACTCTTTGCGCTCTTTCTTTCTCTTTGGCGCTGGTCCTGATGAGCCACCGTGTATCTTCAATAAAATCTATCCTCACATTGACCAACTAACATCGTTCCTCTACTCAGCAGAAACGACACGGTTTTCTATCAATGTTGGGGCTGCCGTCCCAGACCGAGAACAAATTAAAGTTCCTCGCTTGACGCTTGCGCTCAATGATGAGTGGATTAATTCCAATGCAGACCAAGTGTTTAGTTCAGCCCTAACTTGGGCGCTATGCTTTAACTCGACCTTTGTCAAACTTGTCTACAACAACGGCATACACCCATACATGGTAGAGCCAGCTAGCCTTGGCGTGTTGCGTGAAGATACCCCTTATACAGACCGGCAAGAAGCCATCGTTCAAACTTACTACATTACAAAGTCTGAGCTTTACAACCGGCTGTATTCCCATCCTAAGCGCGAGTCAATTGTTAAGCGCATCTCTACTAGCATACACACCAATAGTGAAGACTTACCAGAAGGTCTTGACCGCATCATGCTGTCTCAGTCAAACCCTACTCTGTATGGAAACGTCAACCTAGACCTCTCAGGAGTGAGCCGCTACAAGGCGCGTGTAGCTGAAGAGACAGTCAAGATGTATGAGTTGTGGGTATGGAATGACGAAATTGATGACTACCAATGCGTCACAATGGCTGACCCTGACATATTTATTTATGACAGACCCGGCGAATCAATGTTTTTGAAGGGTGAATTGCCATTTGTGCAGATTTGCCCGAACCCTCAGTATGATTATTACTGGGGTCAATCGGAAGTTTCTCGCCTAGTATTCTTGCAGCAGTTACGCAATAACCGCATGACTGAGATTCTTGACTTGTTATCAAAGCAAGTTAATCCACCTACAGCTCTTACAGGCTTTACTGGCATCTTAGATGAGAAGAACTTTGCTCTAAACAGAGCCGGTGGACTGCTATCAAGCGATATGCCTAACGCTAGGGCTGACAGATTAGCCCCTGATATGCCGTCATCTCTCTTTGAGGTGATACATGAGGTGGACAATATGTTCTCCGAAGCCTCTGGCATCTCCTCTGTATTGCAAGGCAAAGGCGAATCTGGTGTTCGCTCTTCTGGTCACGCTTCACAATTAGCCCGTTTAGGGTCTAGCCGAGCTAAAAAACGCGCTCTCATTATTGAGGATTCGCTTGAAAAGGTAGCTACGCTATACCTAAAGTTGATGCAAGTCTATGACAAGACGCATTTTAAAGACGAGGAAGGGCATCAATTTATTTCCGCGCAGTTTACTAGAGACTATATAGTCAAGGTAGATGCACATTCCAATTCGCCAATCTTTACAGAAGACTTGCGCCAGCTTGCATTTAACTTGTTTAAAGCCAAAGCTATTGACACAGAATCATTGCTT